TTCTGTGGCTTGAAACTTGTTGTGGGAATAGTGAGCATCATAGGTTTTGTCTATGTACTCTTTGAGTTGTTTCAGAATAACATCTTCTGAATATTTGTAGTCGATTTCTTTCACATTCGCATCCTATAGTTTTATTAGTATTACATATAGTAACATAAAAGGGCACCTCTGTCAAGAGGCGCCCAGCACTTTATAACATTATTTAATTTTAATAGTACGAGGTTTCTTATCCTCTGGGATAACTCGTTCCATTGCAATAGACAAAATGCCATTTTCCATGTTCGCTTCTTTCACAACAACATCATCAGACAACGTGAATGCACGTTTAAATGAACGAGCAGAAATACCTTTATGTAGATATTCTGTATTATCCATTTCTGAGTTTTTCAAATCAATCGAACTGATGTTCAATCTATTTTCTGCCATACGAACTTCGACATCATCTTTAGAGAAGCCAGCAATTGCTACTTCAATAAGAAACTCTGTATCAGACTTCTTGATGATATTGTATGGGGGATAGTTGGTTTGTTGTGTATAGCCAGACGCTGAGGTTAGACTATCGAACATTCTATCGAAACCGATAGAGTAGGTGTTGATCCTTGTTGGATCTAGTGCTGCGTAATTAAATGCCATTTGATTTCTCCTATTTAAAGCAAGTAAATATGTGATACCCGATTATCGGCATATCACTACTATATATAAGGATTAGCAGGGGATTTTTCAACCCCCCACCAATCTTTTTTATGCCGCATCGGCATACTCAAGTGCTTTATCTAAAGCGTTGAGTTTCACTTTACGGTTACGTCCGTACCAAGCAGATTGTAATCTACCATCGTTAGAACGTCCCTGTAAGTGGTCTGTCATGTTAGTGACAGAGTTGAATGCAGTCCACCATGAACCCTGAGCAAACTCAGCGCCAGGTTGTACATCCAAGTTCTCAAAAGCAAGTTTTGAGTTACGAGAAGTAAACGGCATTGCACCATCCACTTTTTCCTTCGCAGGCGAACCGAATACTTCATTGAAGTACTGGATAACATTCTCTGGTGTATATCTTTTACCACCAAGGAATTGAGCCATTGATTTGTATTGTTCCATCTTTTCACGAGCAATACCCATCTGTTCTTTTACTTCAGCAGGGTCAAATGCCTTACGGTGATTTACCGTAACCATTCTATCTGCATTCTGTGATAGAGACAGTGTTAGAGTATTGTTACATACCACACGGATTGGAGTCATACGAATGTTAATCGCCTTACCAAACTGATGTGGATTAGTGAACAAGAAGTAGTTGTCAGTAACGTCACCGTTAAACAACTCAAAAGACTCTTTAGTCTTTGCAAGAGCCCATACCATTTGTCCATCTTTCAATGAACCAGCAGTGTGCATTTCCATGTCACCAGACATGCAGTATTCTTGGAAGAATTCGAATGCTTCTGAGTTCTGTACTGGATTCCAACCCTTACCAACAACATCTAATACAGTGTTGTCTGAGGTACGAACAAGCGCCTCTTTGTTTTTGATAGGAACACCTGTTGCAGTAACAAGTGGTTGTTTCTCTACTGTCCAATCAAGTCCAGCAACCTTTTGGAACTGGTCTGGTGAGAGTTCATACTCTACCTTTGTACCTAGTCCATGCCAAGGAAGTTCCCCAACATACGCCATTTGCGCTTTTCCGTCAATCATTTCAAGTTCATGTGCCATTATATATCTCTCCTAGAGTGTTGTTTTTCAATCTTACCTATACAGTATACCTTGTTTTCACAACAAAGTCAAGATGTTTTTAAAACTTTTTTGACTTTTTTTCACACTGTTTAGGTTGGTTTCTCATCATTACCTATACAGTATACCTGTTCTCAGAACAAATGTCAAGAGGTTTTTACCAGTTTTTTATGTTTCCGGCAATAATAACAAAACAAGTTATGAAGTTAACGACTACAATGATTGTTCTTATCATAGCAATCTTGTCAGCTTCACAATCATTCGTTCCCTCTTTTTCACCTATAGCTTTAGCCCATAGTCGCCATGCTTTTTTCATAGAATATACTCTTATGTAACTAAGTGACTAAAGTTCTTCTCTTTCTTGAACTGTACAATACTTCTGAACTTGTCAAATAGCATATCTTGTTTGTGGGAAATAACGAACACGTTCTGGTCTGAGAACGTATCTAGGATTTTGAGGAAGTCATCTGTACCAGAACCATCCAAAGAAGAATCAAAGATTTCATCAAGGATTAGTAGATTGGTATTAGTAGAGTTCTTCATCTTTGCAATTGCACGCCATGTAAATAGGAGTGCAAGGTCGATACGCATCTTCTCACCTTCAGAGAATGATGCATAGGAGAATTCGTCACGAAAGCGTGACTTGATTGTCTCATTAAAGTTTTCGTCCAAGTTAAACTGTACATAAAAATCCATAGAGGAAAGGTATGTATTAACTAACTTGTTCATAATAGGTAGGTACTGTTTTACAATCTTTGTTTTGATACCACTATCTTGTAATAGATTACGAGCAACATCAACATAGAACTTGTCTTCATTTAACTTAGACTTCTGTTCTTCGATTAGTTTAATCTGGCCTTTTAGTTCTGCAAGTTTTACTTTATCATCATCAGACACAGAACCCTGTGTATAGGTTTCGATATCTTTCTGTAACTTTACATTGAACTTTTCCAACTCACTTATAGAAGAACGAGTCTTTGCAATCTCAACATCATGTTTTCTAAATGCTTCTAGATTCTCTCTAATAGTTTCTAGTCGTTCTTGTTCTTCTCGTTCCATTCGTTTGGCGTCTGAGATTGCTCTGTTGAGTTCTCCGACTTTGGTGTTACGAGTTGCAATCTGCGTCTGCTTTGTAGCATCCGTAATGTCCTGCTCGCATGTCGGACATTCTGCGTTCTCCTCGAAAAAGTTGATTTGCCTTTCATATTCACCTCTTTTATTCTGTAGGGCTGATTCACTTCTACTTAGTTTGCGAATCTTTTCTTCTAACTTTATCTTCTGTTCACTATCATATGACAGAGATACCTTTGCCTTATCTAATAATACAATAGACTCTTCTTTAGTTTGGATTGATTTCTCATTTCCAGATATCTTAGACTTACTCTCTTCAATGATTGAAGATTTGTTTTCAATAACATCTTCTATAAATCTTTGTTGTAAAGACGCCTTCTCTTTTGTTAAATCAAATTGCGCCTCAGTATTCCGTATATTCTCATTTAGTTCTTTTGTTTGATTCTTTAACAGGAAGTTCATCAAAGAGAAAATCTTAATGTCTAGGATATCCTCAACAACCTCACGGCGTGCCTTAGTAGTAAGTTGCATGAATGGTACGAAAGTAGAAGAACCTAGAATAACAACTTGTGTAAAGGAACGATAGTTTAGTCCCATAATTTGTTGTTCTAGATACTTCTGATAGTCACGAGCGTTTGCATCTTGATTAATCATGCTACCGTTAACATATACTTCAAACTTATTAGGTTTGATACCACGAATAACCTTAACGTCCTTACCGCCCACGTTAAACTCGACCTCAACCACAGACCCACCGTTATTTACAGTGTTCACCAATTGTTTCTTGGATATGTTTCTGAATGGCTTGTTGAACAAACCAAAGCATAATGCATCAAGGATGGTGGACTTTCCAGCACCATTCTCTCCAATAATCAAAGTAGATGAACTTCTGTCCAACTGTATCTCTGTAAAATTATTCCCTGTAGACAGGAAGTTTTTCCACCGCACAAATTTAAATGTAATCAAAGTTCTAAGTCACTCGCTTCTAAGTATAACGATTTCATCATAGAGGTTAGTCTGTTTTTATCTAACTCTACATCCAATTCATCAATATATCGCTCCAACACCGTCATGGTATCTTCTGCATTTTCAACAATCTCATCAGATACATTAGATGCATCTAATTCACTAAAGTCCTCTACAATCTTCACCTCATGGGCGCCTGATTCAGACAACACTTTGTCAACAAACCTATCGAACTGATAGATATCTTTTTTATTAACAACGACTATTCTAACATACTTGTCCTTTAATGTCAATACGTTAAAGTCAGAAAAATCCTTCACTGAATCGTCATAGTATACCTTTTCAAATATACTGTATGGATTTACAATGCGCTCTAGTTCTCTGGTGTCTGTGTCAAATATATGGAAACCTTTGGGACAGTTATTATCAGCCCAAGTCATTTGATAGGTAGTACCAAGATAGTATACCTGTCCATCATCAGACTTCTTATGGAAGTGTCCACTGAATACTGTATCGAATTTCTTTAAGAATCCTTTATCATATCCATTTTCAGATTTTACCCCAGCGTGCATTTCGAAACCATTAATCTCCAAGTGTCCCATTGCAACCTGTGCCTTGGTTTCTTGAATATGTTGCATAGTCTCTGCATGGTTCTCTGGACAAATCCAAGGAATAAAACAAATAGGTGTACCGTCAAAGTCCACTGTAGTTGTTGCTGGATATGTATGGATGTTTGGGAACTTGCCGTTAATCAACTCATCTAGTGAGTTCACTTCATTTGTGTTCTTATAGAATGTATCGTGATTACCTACCATCATATGGACAGTAACACCTAAGTCTACAAACTTCTGTAAAAACCTCTCACGAAAGTCTTTAGCAATCTTATAGGAAACAAACTTGCGTCTGTCCATAACATCACCTAAGTGAATAACCGTATCAATACCATTAGCTTCTATGTATGGGAAATATACCTCTTCCCAAAACTTATAAAAGTAATCGTTGAATGCTAGGTTATCATTTCTTGCGCCGAAGTGCGTATCAGTTATTAGCGCTATCTTCATTTATCTCGTCACCTTGTTCATCATAAAATTTTTCAAGTCCTTTAGGTTCTTTCTTAACCTTCTTTTTAGGTTTGTACACTGCTTCAGCTGGTAAGAAGTTCTTCTGTAGATAGTCTACATAACCAGTTGCAGCATCATCACCATCCATCATCAAGTCAACATTCATATTAGAAATGATTTGATGTTTAACGTGTTGCTGTTTCTTCTCTTTAGCAATCCTACGAAGGAATGCATAATAGATGATTTGAGTAAAGTACGCAAAAGGATTCTTTGATTTCTCTGGGTTGAAGTTGCCACAATACTGTAGACAGTTTTCAATACCATCAGAAATCATCTCATCTCTATAAGTATAGTTAATGAAATTTGGTCGATACGATAAGTGATTTGCAATCTTGAGAAAGCATTCACCAATATAGTTTGTAACAGGTGGTTGTGGGTCACCCAATTCCTCTGCGTCCTTGCACTTTTCTTTCCACTCTGACATAGCGGCAAGAAAGTCTGCATTGTTGACGTAGTGAACACCCTTTTGTTTTTTAGCCATTATCTTTTATTATAACTCCACATATTTGTTGTATATAATTTACAACTATCCATATATTATACATTACTCACACCGAATGTCAAGAGATAAATTAATTTAAGTTTATTTACCAAAAACTGTTGACAACCTCTTGACACGGTTGTATAATGGGTATGTACCCTTTAGAAATGATTAGATCTAATGTATAGTTTTAGATATGTTTGAATATGTCTCTAGAGCTTCTTCAAACTCAATCTCTTCTAATTCATCTTCAGTAGGTTCTCTCCAACCATTCCAACTGTCTTCTTCTTCAGATAACATTCTTAGAACACAAGCTTCATAGAACTTAGATAGTCCAACTGATGCATCTGCTTTAACAATCACACTACTCTTATTAACACTAAACACTTCTTCATCTGCAAAGTGTATCCATCTTCTCAGAGAGATTGATTCTTCAATACCCTCTCTTGTTAACTTTGGTACGGCACTTACCATCAAAGGATTTGTTATTTCAAATGTCCTTGGATGTTCATCTCCTACCAATCTACATACAATTTCTTCACCACTTGATAACTTCAGAATAATGTTTTCATCAATCATTTTATTCTTATCCTTGTAATTTCGTAATCAAACTCTTCCTCTGCGTATATATTTATGCGTTCTTGAAAGTGATTTATGGTAAAGTTTCTTTTTGACTTGTGGGTAAAGTCGTCTGCAATATCGTAGAGGGTGGCGGTATCTTTACTTTCACTCTTACGCAATCCTCGGCCAATACTCTGCAAGGTACGGACTCTAGACTTGCTAGGACTTGAGAACACGATGTTGTGAAGGTTACGGATATTAATACCAGTAGAAAAAGTACCATAAGACGCAACAATGATCGCACTCTTTTCTTTTTCAGTAATAGCACGAATATCCTCCCTTGTCTTAGTATCTGTACCACCATAGACGTAGAATACTTTTCTGTCTGTAGCTTCTTCTGATATCATCTGATGAAGAACATTACCATGCTTCTCTACATACTGGAACAGTACTAGTGTATTACCCTTTAGGTTGAGTGTCAAGTCTTTTATGAATTTATTTCGTATCTTATGTGTTACGATGTAATCCATTTCATCTTGATAACTCATTCCTTTGACAGTCTTACACTCTTCTTCAGAGTAAGTTAAGACTAAGGATTTAATTTTGAATTCGGCGAGTGTCTTTGCATCAATCAGTTTCTTAGTAGATATAACTTTATTTAGTGAACCAAACAGCCCTTCTAGAACTAGTCTGTGTGTTTGCATTCCATCTAGTGTACCTGTCAATCCAAACCTATACTTACATTGATCTAGTTTGGTTAGAATAGAAGTCAAGGACTTTGCTTTAAATAAATGAGCTTCATCTCCGATAACCAATCCAAAAGAATCGAAATAGGATTTGGGCATCTTGTATAGAGATTGCCATGTAGATATAACAACAGAATGTGTAACTTCTCTATCGTGTCCACTGTACACTCTCTGCATGTTGTTCTCAGACCAACCATAATCAACAAAGTCTGAGTACATCTGTTCTACTAGAGATGTAGTAGGAACAAGAATAAGAGTCTTATCTGTTTCTTTATCTTTCAAAAGCAACTTATAATAACGTACAAGAATGTATATTATTAACGATTTCCCAGAAGCAGTAGGGCTAAGAAGCAAGGCACGATGTTTTCTAATAGCAAAATCCACGGCATCAATTTGATAGTCACGAGGTTCAATAGGTTTTCCTCTAGACTTGAGTTTAAGTCCATTGATAAATCCGTTAAGTATTTCTCTGTCAAGTTGTTTTTCATCTGTTAATTCCTCACTAATTTCATAGGGTTCTTCCCAATCTTCTAACCACTTTTGTAGATAGGATAATAGTCCAAGATATAGTTCTCCTGTCTGTGGAGAATATAGTCGTATCTTTCCATCCCATATGCGGTTTCTATATGCAGGCATAAACTTTGCGCCCGGCACTTCAAATGTAAAATGTTCTGATAACGAACGAGCGGTGGAAGCTTCAGTATCAACTTCTAAGTATACTTCGTTCTTCTTAGTTACTTTTGTCACTTACACGACACCATCCACAAACTTACGCCAATCAATCGCATTCTTAATTTCCCAATTACGATTGCCGACTTGTTTGAGAATACGATCACAAGTGTCTTGACATATTTTATAATACTCTAACTTCTGTTTTGCCTTGATGAGGTCTTCATCAGATTCCAGATAGATAGGTAAGTCTGCTTTTAGAATTTTGTGGTCGAATGGGTTGTCACGATATACAGTTGCATCAGCTTTACCACCGTAGTACTCCCACTTCTTTCGATAGAGTACACGATAATTTCCCTCGTTCATAAGAACAAGTTGTCTAAATGTGTTGTAAATAGTTAGGTATTTTTGGTGAAGAGATGCAGCCCTCAGAGATTCATCTCCAAGTTCTATTTTATCTATCTTCAAGTCTTTTTCGGCGGATGCCTGCAATTCATCTAATGTCATAATATTTCCATCTTATAAGGTGTGAACAGGGTCAACGAACTTACTGTTCTATATTTTCTCTCAAATTCAGAGAACCAATTAAGGGTGTCTAAGTCGAATCCCCCTGTTCACTGAGATATTTATAATACTTTTAAACTTTGGATCCCAAAACTTCTACAGTATAATAGTCGTAATTCATAGTCATTGTTGCAGATAATCCCATTGCATCTGTGTCTTTGGTATCGAACTGCATACCAGATAAGGATGTAGGATACACATTCTTAAACATAATTCTCACAGAGGGATTATTTTTATTAGTCATAATAGTCAATACAGCATCACTTGTCAAGGTTGATGAATTTGCAAGTTTTGTTGTAATAGAACCCCTCTCTGTAGATGCTTCTGTAATCGCATCTTTAAACTGTTTTGTTGTTTCGGGGAATCCAATACCTGTCATCCAATCGTGTATCTCACGCCAGTTGTGTAGGTTCTCCTG